CTTTTCGGCCCTAACGGGATCTTTTGGTGAGAGCTCCTTAATCGGAGTAAATCTGCTATAGCACCATTCTTAATATTTGGTGGTTTTAACCACCAGGATGGTTGCGAATCTCAGTGCCGGGATGCCTATGCCCAAAAGGCGATGGCGGTTTAGCTGCCCGGATAATGCGGGGGCAGTCCCCCCGAAACGCGAAAACAGGTGAGACGCACCTACAGCCTCCGAGGAGTTAATCTCCCAAGGCGCGCCTGGAAGTACGGGATAGAGCTGCCCCATGGTCCAGTATATTAGCTTGCCACCGCTCCCTCATCTTCATTACCGCCGCTCATAGCAGCGGCGGCCCCACCTTGCTCGTTAGCAACTGTGGATGATGTTCAAGCCCCTAGTGTGGCTGTAAATAAGAACGGAAGGAAAGATGTAAATAACACCAAATGTAAATATTGTAAATTAGATTGGTTCAGGGGGCATCGTTGCAAGAACCGTCCACCCGGAAAGAAGGGAAGATTAGTGGACGAGGCTCAATTTAGGGAGCTCCAACAACAACAGGGGGAGGATGACGTAAAGACCACTAATAGTGTAAATAAATCCATCAACATATATAACGTCGTCCCAGAAGAGAAGAGCAAACCCAAAGAATATGATTATGACCTGGTCAACAATTCCTTCCAGTTCCGTCAACTCTATCCGGAGATGTGCATTATGGGCACTCGGTGCCCTGACTCTCTGTTGAAGTATGTGTTTGGAGGACTGGGAGGGTTCGCCTGTGTCACCATTTTCTTTGAAACGGCTCAATTGTTTCTCCCCAACTCCCGAGGTCACAGCATGAGAATTACGGCATTTGTGGTTGTAATTTCAGCCGTCATTGCTACTGTGGCCGTGCTCATGATTAAATATTTCTTGAGCAAGCCGTGCTATTATAAGCACATAATAATCAGGGAAAATGCCCTGATTGGCGGGCCGATGGTCATGTATGAGCCCAGAAAAGAAGAAGACGACCAAGCAGCGCGAAAGCCGTATGATGCCAGACCTGAGATGTGCCGGGCTGGAGATATAAAGCGGCTGCATGCGTTTGGTGAGTTTGAAATACTCACGCACGTGGAGCGAGATTGGCGCGACTCCACGCATGACCTCGTGTGTATAGATGGTGAATATTATAATAGTGTGAAGCTAGAGGTCAACCGAGCATTCCTTTCAGAAATATTGCCATATTCTGTAGATAGTGAAAACATTACTGTGACAATGGAGAGAATAGAGCTGAACTATAAGACAGCATGTAATATATATAACGACACATCCTTCAGATCACAGCGCGCGATGGTTAACGCGCGCCTGGTAGCCCGCCAGATGGCAGTTGCCCTGAGACAGCAAACCGCGGGGATCCGCGTCACTGAGGTTTCGGGGCGGCTGGCCCCCGGCCTAAGTCTCTAATGGGATACACAGTGTCCTGGCCAGAGATGCCCAGGGGTAGAGCACCAGACCGTAGCGTGAAGATCCGTCACAGGCATCACCCGCCCGTCAGGCCCAGGGCGATGTCTGTTCCGATGGGATCACTCGTTACCGGTGCCGTGTGCCCCCACTGCGACAACTCTGACCCAGCGACCGTGTTGGCTGGGGCGGTTCACCGCCAGGCTTGCCAGAAGAAGAATATTAACCGAAAAACACTGAGGGACTTGCGTTCTTTCGTGAAACACTACCTAAAAGAGAATGTATCTCGTGTAAATAAACAAGATTTGCCCACCTTTGAGGATTTTTTAAAACGCACCAAGTACACTGAGAAAGAGAAAGAAAAAATTAGAGCGGGGAAAGAGATTAGCGATAAATACTCACCCTACTCTTTGCCTAAGCGTTACACTAAGTGTAAGTGTTTCGCCAAGGATGAGTTTTACGACGAGTTTAAGCAATCACGCGGAATATGTGGCCGGACAAATGTGATTCGAGCTCGGTACGGACCCTTGATAATGGCAATTGAAGATAAAATCTATAAGTCTAAGTATTTTGTTAAACATATGACACCTAAAGAGAGAAGTGTAGTCATTAGTGAGAGGATGAACCAGGTTGGACGTGTGTTGGAGAATGATTATTCCACCTTTGAATCCTCGTTTGCTAGTGAAATAATATCTGCTGTGGAATGTCAATTGTTTAGACATTGCTTGGGCGATGTTGTCTCTAGTGACTTGTTGAATGAATTGTGCGATGATGCCCGGGGAGTTGGAGAATTCAAAACGACAATGCTATATAAATGGTTTGAGTTAGAGGTGGCCGGTAGTCGCAAAAGTGGCGACTCACACACATCGTTGGCGAATGGGTTTACGAACTTAATGATATTTTTGTTCTGTTGTTACAAGGCAGACGTGCCCCACCACTCGTTCGACATCTTAGTTGAGGGAGACGACTCCGTGTGTTGGCTGGCGGAGGGCCACACCGTGAAATTCCGCAAGGTTGCGGAAGAGCTAGGTTTTACTGTGAAAATGAATTGGCTGGACACGGCCTCAGAATCCAGTTTTTGCCAGCTCCGGTGTGATCCTTCTACCGGCATTATCGTGCGTCACCCCGCTAAGGTGTTGGCGAAAAGCGGGTGGAGTAAGTCCAACCATGTAAACTTTAATAGTAACCATCTAACCATGTTGTACCGTGCTAAAGCGATGTCATTGGCGGTTGAATCTGGAAGTTGTCCAATTCTATGGGCGTTGGCGGATCGGATGTTACGTTCCACGACTGGCGTGCAGATGGACTGGGAATTTGTAGAGAGGCACACCCCTTTGTACGAGCGCGATAAGATACAAAAGACGGCTTGCGAGGTCAGTGAACCTCCGCTGTCCACTCGAGTGTTCTTTGAAAAATTGTTCAAGATACCAGTGTCGTACCAACTAGAGGTTGAAAAATACCTATTGGAGACCCGAGGAGATATGAATCATCCGCTTATACTAGATTTGATGCCCAATTCCTGGAGGACCATGTGGGAACGTGGCGTTCGGTACTAACCATCTGGTACTGACCTTGGTAGAGGATACCAAGACAAATAAATCTCAGGAG